ATGCTGTTGATAACGATATGATGAGAGATGGAAGTCATCCTTCAATGTCTATCAGTAGACCTGAGAGACAATCTCGCGTAACAATTGGTGGAACCCAAAATTCTTCACTGAATAAGGGTTCTTGATTTTAATTCTTGGAAATTAGAGAGAAAGAATGGCAAATGTAGACAAAGCCTTTGGCTTAAATCCCTATAAGGGAGTCAGCTCCGGTTCTTCTGTTCAGATAGTTAACAAGTACAATATTAGCACTTCTGGGTATGGCACAAGCATCTATCAAGGTGACATAACTATATTCGCAAGTGGTTTTATCAACACGGCGGCAGCGAGCTCTGCCAATATTGTTGGTGCGTTTTCGCATTGCTACTATGTTGCTACTGACGGAACTCCTACCTTTAAGAATTACTATCCGGCCAGTACAACGGCACTTGGAAGCGGACCCATAGAGGCTTATATCTATGACGATCCTAACCAATTGTTTGTTGTTCAGGCGGACGGTGCTTCGGCCCAAACATGTATAGGCAGAAATGCTGATACTGATGGGATAGGTGGTAGTACAACAACTGGTGTTGCTACTCGCGAACTCGACTCTAGTACCATAAACACTACAGCAGCACTTCAGCTTAAGATTGTAGGCGTGGTCCAAGATGACGTAAACGGTGATCTCACTGCCGATAATGCGAACTTAATTGTTTTAATTAATGAGCATTACATGCGCGGTGCAGTCGCTGGTACATAAGGAGTAATATAAATGGCAATTACCAGAGGTCAATTAGTCAAAGAATTACTTCCAGGCTTGAACGCATTATTCGGCCTTGAGTACGATAGATACGACAAGGAATCAGAAGAAATTTTTGAAACCGAGTCAAGTGATCGTGCTTTCGAGGAAGAAGTAATGCTTACAGGCTTTGATACCGCACCGGTTAAGTCGGAAGGAGCAGGCGTAGCGTTTGACCAAGCCCAAGAGGCTTTCACATCTCGCTACACACATGAAACTGTTGCGCTGGCATTCAGTATTACAGAAGAAGCGGTCGAAGATAACTTGTACGATAGATTATCGGCAAGATATACAAGAGCGCTTGCAAGAAGTATGGCGAATACCAAGCAAATCAAAGGTGCTTCTGTGTTAAATCGTGCATTCAATTCAAGTTACCCAGGCGGTGATACGAAAGAACTTTGCGCAACTGACCACCCAACTGTGGGTGGTGCTAACTTGCGTAATGAGCTTTCAACATCTGCGGACCTGAGCGAAACTTCGTTGGAGCAAGCATTGATTGACATAGCGGCATTTACTGATGAGCGTGGTTTAAAAGTAGCTCTTCAAGGGACTAAGTTAATTATCCCTAAAGAACTACAATTCGTTTCTGATAGAATATTGGAATCACCAGGCAGAGTCAGCACCGCTGATAATGATATTAACGCTATACGCAATATGGGCATGGTCCCTGAAGGCTATACAGTTAACCATTATCTAACGGATACTGATGCTTGGTTCATCAAAACTGATTGTCCGAACGGATTCAAAATGTTTGATCGTTCACCAATCAGAACTTCGATGGAAGCTGATTTTGATACCGGTAATGTTAGGTACAAGGCTCGCGAGAGATACTCATTCGGGTGGTCTGACCCCCGTTGTGTATTCGGTAGCCCTGGAGCGTAAGGCTAGTATGTAATTATGGAACCCCGCCGGGGGTTTCTTACTCAACCCGGCACTTTATTCCTAGACACTTTCAAAAATTTTCTGCTATACTCAATCTTAGACCGAGATAATTTGTTGTATCAACTGACTCGGCAGACAAACTCCAAGATGATGCAACAGTTTTAGTTAGGAGAATAAAATGGCTAAATCAACTTTTTCAGGTCCAGTAAGATCCCTTGCTGGGTTTATTAATGCAGGATATAACTCTTCTGTGAGTTTAACGGCTAATACTACAATTACAGTGGCTTCGCATGCAGGTAGACCACTTTTAACTAATGATGCGGATGGTGTGTTTACACTTCCAAGTATCGTAGTTACAGAGCCTACAGATAAGACAGATCCAAACCAACTATGTAACCTAGGTGCTCAGTTCACTTTTATAGTAGTAACTGCTGCTACAGATATGGATATAGTAACTGATGGTACAGATAAGTTTGTTGGTGGTGCGTATACTGGTATTGATGATAGTGCAGCCGGTAAGACCTTTATTTCTGGTTCATCTAATGATGTTATTACTCAAAATGGTACTACGAAAGGTGGACTAGCAGGTAGTATTGTTGTTGTAACTGCTATAGCAAGTGCTAAGTATCATGTTGCAGCTCAATTATTAGGATCAGGAACTTTAGTAACACCATTTGCTGATAGTTAATAGTAGGAGGTAAACATGGCTGATTCAGTCACAGGACCAACTATTCAGTACGACTTTGATAAGAAGCTGGTCACGTATTGTTCTGTATATTCGGATGGAAGTGGCAGTAGCACAACATTAGTTGATGTTTCTGCACTTGAAAAATCGACTACAAACGGTAAGTCATGCACGCACGTTGCACTAAATAAAATTTGGTACACCGTAAGCGGAGCCCCTGATGCACCGGCCTCTCTAGATTGGGACGCAACGACAGACGTTACTTTTTTAACATTGGCGTATGACAATTTCTTTGATTTTAGTGATATTGGTGGTTTGGTAAATACAGAGGCATCTGGCTATACTGGCGATGTCCTTTTGGTTATACCTTCTACAGCTGATGCTGGTAATGAATACACGGTTTGGGGTGAATTCTTAAAATATTACGAAGCACCACATAATTAGGAGAAATGACTAAGAAAACGGCAAAAGTTTCTTCAAAGAAACCAGTGAAAGCTAAAATTGCTGTGGGATGTGGAAAGGTCATGGAAAGTCGTAGAAAAGTAACTAAGTATTTTTAGGAGAAAAAATGCCGGGATTAACACGCAGAAGAAACGCTATACGAGAAGGAATAGACTGGAGCAAAAGCGACAGTTATGTCCTTAGTTATAAAAAAGGCGGTGTAGTTAAAAAAGGTAAGAAAAAACCTAAAGCGCCTGGTGGTTATTAATGTATGGCTACTTCAGGAACTACTTCATTTGATCTTAGCGTAGATGAGCTTATAGAAGAGGCTTATGAGCGTTGTGGTATTGAATTACGTACGGGCTATGATTTAGACACAGCCCGTCGTTCCCTAAATCTTTTAATTGCTGAATGGGGCAATCGAGGTCTTAATCAATGGCTTATTACCAAAAGTAATTTCACGGTTACGGAAGGAGATACCTATTATGACCTGGGCACGGATATTGTTGACATAACATCTGCTGCTATTCAACGAGACAATATTGATTACCAGTTAAATAGGATTAGTCGTTCGGATTATTTATATACGCCAAATAAGGCCAGTAAAAGTAGACCAACACAGTTCTTTTTAGAAAGGCATATAACACCGAGAGTATATCTTTATCCGGCACCGGAAAATTCTACGGATATAATTTATTACTATGCGTTAACTCGAATGCAAGATGCCGGAGATTACACTAATAATATGGAGACTGTATTCAGATTTCTCCCGTGTATGACGGCAGGGCTGGCTTATTATTTAGCTATGAAAAGAGCGCCGGATAGAGTACAGTTATTAAAACAGATTTATGATGAGGAATTTGACCGAGCAGCTTTTGAAGATATAGATTCAGTTAGCTCTAGGTTTGTACCTCCTCGACTTATAATTTAAGGAGAAAACAATGGCTACCAACTGGAGAGATTTATTTAAGCAACCACTACCACCACCCCCACCAGAAGGATCTGGGATAGAATCTTTAATCGATCTCTGGTCCACTATTCCATCAGATTTAAAACCTACTCAGCCTTGGACTTCTGAATTTTTACCCATTGAACCTACAGCGCCTGAGCGCCGACCGCCGGTGCATCAGCGGCCGTGGCAGGGGCAAATCAATCCTGACCTTTTACCAGGCATACCACCTTCTCCACTCCCAACTAAAGACACTAGACTAGGAAGCTTAGGAGTGGGAGCCGACCAAGGCGTTGCTCGGCTCGCCGAACTAGAAGCAAAAAGCCCAATCGCACAGGAGTGGTATGCTAGCGAGGGAGCGCCACCAGAAACGCTATATCCTACTGAAAAAGAATACCCAGGCCCAGGACCGGAACAAACAATGGCTCAAACACCGGGGCAGAGGCTACAGGATCTTTTAATTCAAAAGAGTGCTTTAGAGGCTCAATTACAGAAACTAAATAGCCAAATTCAGAAACTTCAAGCGCTTACTAATCCTCCTAGGGTATTTCCTCCGGGGGACTAATGTGGCCTTTGCAGCGGGTAAACTTGCATGGGGGATTTGCGATACGTGTGGACAACGCTATCGCTTAAGACAACTTAAAGAACAATGGGACGGCTTTAAGGCTTGCCCCGAATGCTTTGACCTTAAACAACCACAACTAGATCCTCCCCCTGTTGGAGCAGATCCTGAAGCAATTCTAAATCCCAGGCCCGATCGCACGGAACCAGCGGCTGTGTCCATGTTGACCAGTAACCCCCTTCTATCCACAGCATCGAGTGCGGTTATTAAAGTATTTCAGGATGACCACGGCAAATCTACGGGGGATAAAGTACGCTTTAGAAATGTGGAAGCTTTTGATGGATTTACTGTTGATACGTTACAAGATCCAAATGGGTACTCTATAACTAAGGTAGATGCCGATACCTATACATTTAGTGCAGTTGCAGGGACGGGAACAGTAGGTACAAGAGGCGGAGGGCCTTTTGTCACAGTGGGTCCTGCACAGGCTTTATTGTCTTTAAATCCTTTCCGGAGCGGAGATGCGGGAGCCAATACAGTTATTTCTGTGACCGAGTTTAAACACAATCGGACCACGGGCGATACCGTGCGCTTTAGATCAACACAAGCTTTTGACGGAGTTACAACAACCGTGCTTGAAAGCGCAAGTGGGTATACAATAACTGTCGTGGACACAAACGAATATAGTTTTACATCAACGGGTACAGCTACTACGGGAGATATTTCCGGTGGTGGTAGTACCGCAACAGCGGGGCCAGTATAATGAGTTGGACTTACACTACATTAAAAACAGCTATTCAGGACTATGTAGATAGTTCTGAAACCACCTTTACCACTAACTTACCTGTTTTTATTAAGGAAGCAGAAGAAAGAATTTTAAAAAATACCCAGTTATCTGTGTTTCGTAAAAATGTAACGGGAACCGGAACTTCGGGGAATACTTATTTAGCTACCCCCTCTGATTTTTTAACTCCTCTCAGTCTAGCGGTATTGGATGGTGATAGTGCGTATAACTTCTTATTATTAAAACACGTTACTTTTGTTAGGGAATATATTCCAACAGCAGCTACAACCGGTGCCCCTAAATATTATGCTATTTTTGATGATAATACCTTTATTTTAGCGCCTGCACCCAGTGCTGATTTTACCTTTGAATTGCATTATCTTTATCGTCCTACCTCTATTACATCCTCATCAGATGGAACCAGTTGGATAGGGACGAATGCCCCTGACGCGCTTCTTTATGGTAGTCTTGTAGAAGCAGCTACTTTCTTAAAATTAAATCTGGAAGAACTTCAAATGTTTGAGGCACGATTTGTGGCTGCGGTTAATGGTGTAAAAGGAATGTTAGAAGAAGGTATCAATAATAAGGATGAGTATCGTTATGCTAGTTCTATTGGCACAGTTCCAAGAGAACAATGATAAAAAATCCTATCCCTGAATTAAAAGGTAAAAATATAGCTATTCTAGCCATGGGCAATAGTCAATTGGACTATCACAAAATGGTCACACACAGTAAAAAATTTGATGAAGTGTGGGCTATAAATGCCATGGTAGGTGTTCTAAAGAGGGTGGATAGAGCGTTTATTATGGACCCCGTAAGCCGTTTTTTCGATACTGATGACGCAGGTAATATGACGACGATGATGAGAGAAACTCTTCCTACAGTTGAGTGCCCTATTTACACCTGTGAATTGGATAAAAGAGTTCCCGCCCTGGAGGAATATCCTATTGAAACTATAGTTAAAGATCTTGATTGTGGATACTTTAATAACACGATTTCGTATGCCATTGCTTTTGCTTTATGGAATGAAGTAGGAGGCATTAATATGTTTGGTGCTGATTTTACTTATAAAAGCAATTTGCTTTTTGCCGAATCAGGTCGAGCCTGTTGTGAGTTCTGGTTGGCAAAGTGTATGGATGAAGGTATTATTGTTCAGGTAGCTGTAACGTCTGGATTACTAGATGCGGATGTGCCCCTTCAAGAAAAAATGTATGGGTATCATAGGCTTGAAGATCCTTTTGTTACTTATATGGTAGAAAATAAATTAAAGATTTGTAGATG